AGGCCCGCCAGATCGAATTCATCCCGCACGTATTCGTAAGTCCAGCCGGTGACGGTAATCACCCGCCCAAACACGGCGGGCCAATCCGTGCCGTCAGCGGCGTCTATTCCCCCCGCGTTTTCGCGGTACCGTCGCCGATCGCGAGCGCGGCCTTCACCGAGGCATTGAATGAGTCGAAGTCGAGTTCGTTCGCGACTTCGGCATCGGTCATGTCGGGGTAGTTGCGGCGCACGGCGGCCGCAACAAGCGGCAGAAGGCGCTTCGCATAGACGGTGCGCAGCTCGCCTTCCGCGGGTGCGATGCTCGATATGAGCGAGTCGAACGCCTCGGCCTGCCCAATGGATAGGGCAGGCACGATGAGATCGTTGATGGGAATTCCGGCGTATTTGACTTTGGGCATTTAGTTGGTCGATTCGAACGTGAACACGTTCCCGCTCGCATCGGCGAACGCCGTGAAATCGAACTCGGGAATCATGAAGTCTTCCTGCTTCGAAGCCAGGGAGAACTTCGACGCCACGCACGAATTCAGCGTCATCGTCACCTGATTGCCCGTCGGCGCGTCAATCTCATTGAACACGGCCATGAAAAGCGGGGAAGCACCCATCGGCATATTCGGCACGGTGAACGCCTGGCCGGAGGTCGAGCTTTTCGTATAGCTGATTTTGACCGGATTGGCAAAGGCACTCGCAAACGTGTAAACGCCCGCGGCAACGCTGTATTGCCCGGCGACCGGGCCGGACGCCACCAGGATCATGTTCTGGCCGGTGGTTGTGTCGATGACGCCGAGGTCCGTCAGGAACGTCGCGGAGCCTGTAACTGTTACGACGTGGGTGATCGGCGTGCTCAGCTCATCGATAACCGGGACGATCTGCGTGGCCGCAATGGTCTGGCCAAACATGGCATCGTTGAGGAGTTTGGCCGTGATGTTGGCAAACTTCGCTTTGCACTCAATCTTGCCCTTGCCGCGGCGATTGGCGACAGAGAATGAATTCTTGCCATACAGCTCCTTAATGCTGAAGCTGATGTCGACCGAAACGTCCTGCAAAGTGCCGACCTTCATCGGCGTCGGATTCGGGGCGGCAGCGCCCCCGTAGGGGATCAGGAAAATATCGCCGGATCCAAAAACGTAAGCTGCGCTCATTTAGTGCTCCTTCCGCCTCACGGCGGTAGTTGAATTGGGGATTTTGAAGCTGAAATTAGTGCGCCTGTTTTAGTGCGCAGTGATCCGGAACGGGATCAGCGCGATCGACTGGCCATCGGTTACGCCTTCGTCGATGAGGATGTCGCCGAGAATAACGGCTTCCGTCACGTTTGGGATACCGAGCGTTTGCCTGGCGTTCGGCGGAGGTTCGAAGATATTGTTCACCGCCAGAATGACGGCGTTCAGCGCCTGCGATGGAACGATATCGGGGTCCGATCCCGCGTTCACATACACCACGATTTCTCCGAACAGATTCCATTTCGCGGTGACGCCGAGGTGATTTTGTACGGCGGTGAATCGTAGTTCACGCTGGAAAAGCGCGGGCTGATCTTCGGGCGAGACCTTGTCCCAGGTAACCAGCCGGCGCGACGTAGTGTTGAGGCCGGGGATCGAGCTGAACAGCGCGAACGCTGCAGCCCAGATGTTTTCAAAGTTAAGCGGCGATGGGGCGGCCATTATTGCTGCACCGCCTGCTGCGCAGCGCTTTCGATCTGCGCGTAGATATCGCCCTCGTTATCCGCGAGCCACGAACGCAGGAACGAGCGCTCCTGAAAGGTAACGGTATGCGCCAGGACAAGGAATCGCTTACCGAGCCTGCTCGTCGATATATGTTCGCGGACATCGAACGTACCGCCATACTCGTGAACGGCGCCGTAAGGCGCTGTTTTATCCACGCCGATCGTGCCGGTGATGGCGTCGCCATCGGAATCCACCTGCTGCTGGACGGCACGCGCGAGATTGCCCGACCGCGAGAAAAGAGGATTGCCGCCGTGCAGCCGGTCCCGCACAATCTCGGACTGGCCTTCGATGACGATCCGGCGGATCGAGCGCTCGACGCCTGCCTGAATGCGGGGCCCGAACTGCGCGAGGCGCGCCGTAACGGCCGCGGAATCGATGGTAGTTTCAATCATGACTGTTTGGGTCGTGCAGGCCGTTTCGGATGGAACCGTCTTTGGCGTATTTGCCTCAGAGCCGGACGACCGGGATATAGCGAGGATGCGGCGACCTATTGGCGGCCTTGAAGTCGGAGAATTTGAGATTGATTCTCCGGTTGAGAAACCGGGCGGCTGCGGGCGGACAGTAGCTTAGATCCGCGCTGACCTCATGCCATGACCATCCGCTGCCGGTACGTATCCAGGACCATCTGCGTCTTTCGCGGAATAGCCAGACGCGAGAAGTTCGTATTCTGCGCCGCGACGACGATAGAATCTTCATCGATATGCGAGCGGCGCCGCAGGTCCTGTCCGACGATCTCGTTGCATGCCTGCACCAGATCGTAAGGCACCTGGCCGAACTGATACGTGTTCGTGACCGTCTGCGTGTTGTCCGCGGCGTTAAAGCCGTAAACGCCCGCGGCCGAAACCGTGTACTGCCCGGCCGCCGGCGCGCTGGCGACAAGCACAAAGGGCGTTCCGTTGGCATGGACCACGCCGCCATCGCGAATGAAAGTCGCGGCGTTGTTCAGCGAGACGGTCCCAGTCGCAATGATGTGCGCCTCCGGAAACGTCTTCGAGTAGCCCGCCTGGTATCTCACTGTCACGTTGCTGCGGCCGCGGGTGAAGCGACAGCCGACCAGCGCGACCCGCGAGGGCGCGGAATAGTCGGGCCCGGAGTCGACGATGAAGCCCGGCGTTATGGCGTTCACGGATGCTGCAATGTTGGCGGGATTGCCGCTCAACGGGAAAATCGGCGTCTCGCCCCATGAAAAGTACTGGTTGGCAACCGTGATACTGGAAACCGAGATCACTGGCCAGTTCCACAGCGAGAGCGAATCGTTGCCGTTGCCGTCGCGCACTTCCGTGTAGTTTGCGACCAGCGGGTTGCGGCCGATGTAGCTGATGATTTGCTGGCTCGCTGCTGTGACCAGCTGCTGGACCAGATCATCCGTATTGTTGCCCGTGACCGCAGCCCATATCTTCGCCGCGGCTGTGGTAGTGAGATCGAGCGGAGTAGGAAGGACAGGCATAGGAAAGCCGGAAAGACTGAAAGCCGGAAACACGCCTTTCCCGACAGGGGTGCCTTACTGAAACGGCACCCCACATCGGGCAGGAGACAGAACCGCGGGCTGGTTAGCCGGCGGCGATGTTGGTCATCAGCGCGAACGCGAACGGCACATACACCTGGAGGCATTCGTCCACGTAAACGCCGTACTGGTATTTACGCGAAACCAGCGGCCATTCGGTCTGGTTATATTCCTGGCGCGTGATGATGCGCCGCACTTCACCTACGTTCGAATTCGGATACGGATTCTTCTTGCAGTCGAAGAAGATCGCGCCGTCCTGCATGAACGGGTGCAGCTCGATCTTTAGCACGGTGGCTCCGCCCAACGCAAACTTGTTGAGGTAAGTCGTGATGAGATTGCCGCCGGTCAGGTTGCCGAGGCCGTCCTGCGACACGTTAACCCTGTAAGCCGGATTCACATTGCCCGCAAGGACCTTCTTCGTGATGTCGCGCGCGCACTGGCCGCCGACGCGCATGACTTCGGGCGCGAGACGGAAGTTGTCCCACATGTACTTCAGGAGGACGTCGATTTCAACGACGCCGCCGAGGCCATCCGCGGTCAGCGTGGCGCCATCGAGCGAACGCGTGTAGGCGCCGCCCGAGATAGCCTGAGTGATCAGGCCGTCGAATGCCAGCGCGTTGGTCGAATTGTCGGCCGAAAGCGCGAAGACAACCGAATTCAGGGTGACCGTGTAATTCGCCAGCTGCGTTCCCGTCGCGGTCGCCGTGATCGTGAACGTGTTGTTCAGCGTGACGGCGCCGAGGGTTGCGTTGGCAACGCCGGTGGTGGTGCCCCAGAACCAGGCGTAGCCGAATGCGCCGGCGGTGGCCGGAACGGTCATTGCGATGGAGCCGGTCGATCCCGTGGTGGTTACGGTATTCGAGACGGGCGACACTTTCGCGGTGCCTCCGCCGAACGTGTCGATCGACGCATCCGCGTTGGTCTTCATGACGCCGGTTACAACTCCGCCCGCCACACCCGCGCGCTGGTAACCGTCGTAGGTCAGAGCGACGCAATAGACGAAGTAAGTTGTCGCTGCAAGCGTGCCGCCAGTGGTGGAACCGACACCCACCGGAGTGCCGGTGGTGCCCAG